GCTAATGTAGCTTCTTCAGAAAAATTTAGAATATATAGTGATTTGGTGCAAATGAAATTTAATTACACACCATATACTAGAGATGTAGTAGATAACGATAATTTATATTCCATAACTTATCAAAATGTTGATTGGCGAATAGCTGATTCTAGTATATCTAATGATAGAATGAGTGTAACTTTAATATGTTACTTTAATAAACCAAGTGTAGATGTATAGATGGCAACTCAACAAGATGTTAGGGAATATGCACAGGCAATACAGGCACAATTATCTAGTATAGTTACGCCTATACCTGTATATGCTAATTTTAATAGAAATTATGCAACGCAACCTAAATTTTTAACTTGGCAATTAAGAGATGTGCATCAACCAGTATATACTGGTAATGTTCAAAGTATTAAAGGTATAGATACACCTGTTTTTCAGATTAGTGTATTTACGCAAGATATGGCAGATGGTTTTAATACTGCTAATACTATTTTGCAATCACTACATGGCTATAGTGGAACTTTTGGTGGCGGCGGTCATAGTTTTAATGTTTCAAAGGCAGATGTAGTGTGGTTATATCATGGATACGACAATGAGATTGGGCTTCATAATATATTTATGGATTGCACCTTATACATACCAACATAAGAACTTTTTAATTTTTTAATGTGAGGAAATAAATTATGGCACTTCCAAATAAAGTTTTACCAGGTTTTAGCGCAAGTCTTTATTGCCAAGCTTCAGCAACACCAACACCTTTAACAGTAGCTAACCTTTCTGTATATGCAAGCGTTTCAGCTTTAGCAGTTTCAGCAAATTTATTGCCTGTAGAAGCTATCCCAGCTTTTGGTCAAGATGATGCGGTTGCAAACTTTAATGTGGCTGGTTCTCGTCAATCTGACAAGATTCCTACACAAGCCGCTCCAACATCAATGACAATTACTGCCGCTTGGAATCCAAGTGACGCAAACCTTTTATTAATGCGTGGCGATGCATACAACGGCACAATCGACAGAACATTTATTATTTCTGCAACTGATGGCACAAACATTGTAAATTATGCTTTTAATGGCCGAGTAGGTCAATTCACAGTCGATCCTAACCCTACTGCTGAAGCTAAATGCACATTTACAATTCATCCGCGCGGCAATCAATATGGTTGGTCAAACAACGCTTAATAAGGATTAAATATGAAATTATCTGAAGCTATTGAATTATTGACAAGCACCTATCAAAGCCTTGATGCAGTAGCTTTAGGCTTGCCTGTCGATGCAAAAGAAGTTGCTGATGCTTTAGCAAAAGCTAATCCTGATAGTGCTGAATATGTTGCACTAAAAGCATTAGCTAAAGCTAATCCTTATGAAAATATAAAAAAAGAAAAGGTAATACAAAATGACGACACAAATAAATAATAGCGATGACTTATTAAGTTATTTGGTAGCCCAATCTAATTCAGGTCAAAAGAATTGGTTTGGGTTTGCCCAACAACGCTTAACAGGTATTAATTTAGCCCATGAGATTGCTAAAAATCATGCGGATAAACTTACACCTGAAGAATGTGTCGATTATGCTATTAAACTTAATAATGCGGTTTATCACAAAATAATTAAGGCAGATTAATGAGTGTTAAATTTGCAGTCAATGGTTTAAAAGAAACTCTTGATGCATTTAAAGAATTTCAAGAGCAGTTTGGCGATAAAGACGCAAAGAGCAAAGTATTAATACCAGCAGTTAGAGAAGCCATGAAGCCTGTATTGGCTATGGCAAAAGCATTATCACCTAAAGACACAGGCGCATTGGATCGTTCTTTGTATATCACCGCAAGGCGACCTACTAGAAAAGATATGAAGTCAAGATATGTAACACCAAAAGATTCTGTTATATCTCTCGTTTCATCTCGACCAATTCCTAAAAAAGTAAAACAACAATTTCAATCTCAATATGGTGATTTAAAAGGTAAAGAATACAAAAAGGCTAGAAGGAAATTTTATACTGAAGCAGGCGTTATGTTTGATGCAAGAGCTATTGCAAACGAATTTGGCACAGGCAAAATGTCTGCAAAACCATTTATGCGAGTATCATTAGAATCACAAGCGCAAATGGTAGCAACAAAATTAGGAATGATTATTAAACAAAAAATGGATGCTTACAAAGCTAAAAATTTAACAACACAAGGGAAATAAGACATGAGCAAATTAGGATCAGCACTCGGTAAAAAATACGAGGAAAATAGATTATCAGTATTAACTAGGTCGTTTGAATTAGGCGATCATACATTTAAAGTAAGAGTGCCAAGCGTTCAAGAAATTGAAGCTATTTATAATTACTTTAAAAACCCTAATGAAGAAAAGATTGAAGCAGAATATCAATTAATGATAAAAGCCTTTGAGAATCTTAAAGATCAAGAAGGTGTGGAAGTTAAAGATAATGACTTTATTATTGACGGCAGATCAATTAGAGAAACCGCTAAAAATAAACATATATTGCAACACAGAATAGTTCAATATATTAAATTTCTAATACCTGAAACAGGATCATTAGAAGATATAACTTATGAAGATGTAGAAACTGAATTTCCATTAACAGTTCAAATGACTTTAGTGGAAAAAATTAACGAGGTTATTAGCCCTGACTATAAAGACATAAAGTCAAAGTAGTAGGCTCGTTAAGAACCCAAGTTCGCGCGTCTATGGTTTTTAACGGGCATACAATACAAGATATAGATGCGCTTGATGAAGCAACCATGAATGAAATAACAGTCATGTATGCGGATGGTTTAGTTGGGAATAGAAGCTTATTAAATATGCAAGGAACTCTAATAGCTGGAGTTTTTAATTATTTAAGAGCAAGCAATAGCCAACCTTACACTCTTAAAAGCGTTTTAGGTAGTGCTTATGAATATTTTTATGGTATAGAAAAAGCTGATCCTAGCGAATCCTTACTAACATTTATGTCGCAAGCACCTGACTTTAAAATGAACAGATTTCAAGGTAAATAACAATGGCAATTATTTCAAGATTAGCGGTTTTACTTGGGCTTGATGCAGGCGAGTTTAATGCCAATCTAGGTAAGGCTAAAGACAAAGTAGAAGGTTTTAGTGCAGGCGCAAAACTATCATTAGGTGCGGTTGCAGTAGCTTTTACGGCTTCCGCTCGTGAAGCAATTAACTTTGCCGACAAAATAAACGATGTAGCTAAAGCTAATGATATGTCCGTTCAATCTGTATTGCGTATGTCGCAAGCCTTATCAACAAATGGTGGTAATGCTGACGATGCTGGCAAACTTATGGCATCATTCGCTAATAAAGTTGATGAAGCCGCACAAGGTGGCGCTAAAGCACAAAAAGCTTTTTTATCAGTTGGTGTTTCTCTTAAAGATTTAAGAACACTCTCACCTGATGAATTATTCCAAAAAACTATTAAATCCCTTGCTGGTGTTGAAGATACTACCAAACGAAATGCGCTTGCTATGGATATGTTTGGTAGAGCTATTCGCGGCGTTGATATTAAAGGCATGGCGGATGAATTTGAAAAAACTAAAGGTAAATTTGCAGGATCAGAAGAAGCATTTAAAAGCATAGGAAATTCAGTTGATAGATTAGATAGATTCTTTTTAAATTTAAAAGTAACACTTGCAGATAAGTTAGCTCCAGCTTTTGAATATGTAACAGTTTCTATGGAAAATTGGCAAAAAAGATCACAAGGTATAGTTGATCGATTTGCAGAGATTAGAAAAGAAGCAGGTTGGTGGGCGGCTTGGAAAGATAAAGAAGGTTTCCAAAAATATGAATTTGCAGAAAGAGGTTCTGTTCAAGGTGCTAACATTCCTGGAATTATGTCGGGTATTGGTGGTGTAGCTGGAACAAAAAAAGATGTTAGAGATGTTATAAAAGCAAAAGATACAGAAGCGGATGCTGAAGCTAAAAAAGCTAAAGAAGCTTTAAAAAGGCAACAAGAATTTTACGATAAAGAAATATTAATTAGCCAAGCTAAAAGCGAAAGATTACAAAAAGAAAATGAATTGGCTTTTGTTTCAGAAAATGAAAGAAAGCTACAATTAGAATTATTTGATATTGAACAAAAGCGCAAACAATTAACTTTAGGCGATCAATATGGTCGTAAGATGAGTGAAGCTCAAGCTAACGCTTTTGCTGAAGTAGAAATAGCACGAGCTAAAGAAGCATATCAAATTGGTGAATCACAAAGAAGTTTTGAATACGGATGGAAAAAAGCTTTTGCTAGTTATACCGATAGCGCTACTAATGCTGCTAAAATGGGTGAGCAAGCATTCGTATCTGTTACACAAAATCTTGAGCAAGCTTTAGATCAATTTGTTCAAACAGGAAAATTAAGTTTTAGCGATTTAGCAAGAAGTATTATTAGTGACCTTATTAAAATTCAATTAAAAGCTCAAGCTACTTCAATATTTCAAAGTTCGGGTATTGGTGGTTTTTTTAGTGGTCTATTTGGCGGCGGCGGTGGTGGCTCGCCTGCATTTGGCTCAACTGCTTTTTGGGGTGGCAAAGCTGAAGGCGGTGATGTTAGTAGTATGAATTCATATATGGTAGGTGAGCGTGGCCCTGAATTATTTGTTCCTAAAACTTCAGGCACAGTTATCCCTAACAATCAATTAGGCTCTATGGGCGGTGGAGCGCAAGTAGTGTATAATGGGCCATATATTGCAAGCATGAGTGCTATTGATACTCAAAGCGCTACGCAATTTTTGGCTAAAAATAAAAATGCGGTTTTTGCGGCTAACCAATCAGCTACAAGATCACTTCCACAATCGAGAACATAAGCTATGTCATTAAATACAATATTAGCCATTTCTGAATCCGTTGGCATTAATGACCAAAAGCTTGTCGGTCAAGTTTTAAGTCGCAATCAACGCATCTCAACTTCCGAACTTCTTACTGTTCAACCTTTTGAATTTACAATGAATCCTATGAAGTATTTGCTTTATAGTCAAAATAGATCATTGCTTTCAACATTGCGAGTAAACGATAAATCGTTAGAACAATACCTTAACTTTACAAATATTGGTTGGCTTAATTATGTTGCCTATCAAGGCGATATGACTTCAGGTCAAATAGTTACATGCGAATGGCAAACTGCAAGCGCAAATAAAACTTTAGTATTAGGTTCTTTGCCTTCTATTTCATCAAGCGCATACATTGTTAAAGTAGGTGATTTTTGCCAAGTAGGTCGATATGCTTATATAGCAACTGCTGATGTGTTACGAGGATCAGGATCAACTGTTAATATTCCTGTTCACAGAAATCTTATAACTACTTTATCAACTACAGTCGGCGCAGTTATTGGCCAATACGGAACAACTGTGAGCATGGGTGGCTCAACTTATCAAGGCGCTACTTTTCCTGTGATATTAAGAGAATACCCAACTTATACATTAGTGCCTATGACTAACGATTCATTTATTCAATGGAATGGCTCTTTTGTAGCAATTGAAGATGTCCTATGAATGTAATAGCGCCAGTAGATAATACAAACAATATAAGAATGGCAGACTTTGTTCGCGTAACAACGCGAGTAACAGTTAATGCTACTGCTATGATTGATGCCGCTCAATATACTATTAGAACTATTGGCACTACAGACTTCACTTTATATGGCGCTACATCAAATACTGTAGGCGAAGTATTTACCGCAGTTATAACAACTACACCTACAGGCACAGGCACAGTTTATGAAACTGTTTATTATCGTTTTGCTACAACTCCAAGCGCACTTACTATTGCCGCAGTCGATTCAGAACCATTTAGCGCATTAGGATCATTAGTTAAAATTAATGATGTTCAACGCGATATTAAATCAACCGCCAATGAAACTTCAATTACTTTAGTGGGTATTGATACTGCATTATTAGGATGGGTATTAGGCAATGAAATTAAAGGCTCATTAATTGAAATGTGGCATGGGTTTTTTGATACTAATGGCGCATTAATAACTGCGGGTGGCACAGGCGGTCTTTACAAGTTTTTTACAGGCTACATCAATTCATTTGGTATCACAGAGCAATGGATGGAAGATTCAAGAATGTATGTAGGCATCATAAGTGCTTCAGCTTCTAGCATTCAAATTATTTTACAAAATAGAACTGCTGGTCGTTATACT